TGCCAGCAACGGAGACAGTATTTTGCCGATTGACCTTACAGGCGTCAAACATCATCCAGCGATTGAAGAGATCGTTGGCATCTTGTGCAACAAGACGCAAAACACGGATCGGGGCTTCTTCCAAGTGGAAGTGGCCTTCTTCCTCGGAAAGATGGCAGCTTCCCAGCGTGCCACTATCAAGACCAAGGACCGGGGTGAGATCCCGGTGAACATCTATGCGTTGGCTCTAGCTTCTTCTGGTTTTGGTAAGGGCCACAGCGTCAACATTATGGAAACCGACCTCATGGCACCGTTCCAAAAACGGTTCATGGGGGACACGTTTCCAGTCATCTCCGAGCAAAATCTCTGGGTCATTGCCAATGAGCGTGCAGCTCGTAACGGCACAGACCCTCAGGAGGAGTTTGAGCGTGTCGAGAAGGAGTTCAAGTCGGCAGGTGCATACCCATTCACCTTCGACTCTGGCACCCCTCCAGCGGTCAAACAGCTACGTCACAAGCTGCTGTTATCAGCCTGTGGATCGATTAATCTCCAGATCGACGAAATTGGTTCCAATCTTATTGGTTCCACCGATGTCCTGACGCTTTTTTTGGAGCTTTACGACCAAGGCATTGTCAAACAGAAGCTCATCAAAAACACGGCTGACAATCAGCGTGGCGAAGAGCTGACCGGCAAGACACCCACAAATATGCTGCTTTTTGGCACTCCTGCCAAGCTGCTGGATGGTGGGCAAACTGAAGATCAGTTTTACTCGTTCCTCGATACTGGCTACGCCCGTCGGTGTATTTTTGGTTGGGGTATGCAAGACCGTAAGGCCTCGCACAGCATGACGCCTGAGGAAATCTACAATCGTCTGATTGAACCAGCCAACAACGCCAACGCAAACAAATGGTCTGCCCAATTCCACAAGCTTGCTGATCCGGCCATGTATGGTTGGAAAATGACGCTCGACGATGATGTGGCAATCCAGCTCCTCACCTATCGTATCGCCTGCGAACAAGCAGCCGATGCTATGGCTGAGCACGAGGAAATCAAGAAGGCTGAACTGAGTCATCGATATTTCAAGGCTCTCAAATTGGCAGGGGCTTATGCCTTTGTCGATGAGAGCACTGAAGTTGAAATGGATCACCTCATGTCAGCCATTTTGCTCGTGGAAGAGTCGGGTGCTGCTTTTCAGTCGATCCTCAACCGAGAGAAAGCCTATGTGAAGTTGGCTCGATACATCGCTGATGTCGAGACCGAGCAAACCCATGCTGATCTTCACGAAGCCCTTCCGTTCTATAAAGCAGGCAATGCTGCACGGAACGAAATGATGACCCTTGCTATGGCATGGGGCTATAAAAAGCACATCATCATCAAAAAAAGCTTCATCGACGGGATCGAATTCTTCAAGGGTGAAAAGCTCAAGGAGACTGACCTCAACGAAATGATCGTGTCTTATTCGGACCACTGGGCCTATAATTATCTCGGTGAGAAAGTGCCCTTTGATCAGCTTCACAACTTGACACAAGCTCCAGGAATGCACTGGGCAAACCATCATTTTACCAAAGGCCATCGTGCTGAGGAGAATGTGATTGCCGGGTTCAATATGCTTTCTATCGATGTGGACGGAACCATTCCGTTGGCCACTGTTCATGATCTCCTCAAAGAAATCAAGTTCATGACCTACACAACGAAGCGGCATACTGATGAGGAAAATCGGTTCCGGTTGATTATCCCAATCAACTACAATCTTGAACTGGATAGCGATGAATATAAGGAGTTCATGAACTCCGTCATGGCATGGCTTCCATTCAAAACCGACGAGTCAGCAAACCAGCGTGCAAAAAAGTGGGAATGCTTCGACGGTGGCACCTACCATTACAACATGGATGGTGAGATTCTTGATGCTCTGCCTTTCATTCCAAAGACCTCACGCCATGAGGCTTATACAAAGGAAATGCAGCAGCTTGAGAGCCTCGATAATCTGGAGCGTTGGTTTGCCCAGAGAATCGCCTCCGGTAATCGCAACAACCAAATGATCAAATATGCCCTTGCCCTTCTGGACAGTGGCATGGGTCTGGTGGAAGTGCAGCGTCAGGTTCACGCTTTCAACAAGAAGCTGAACAATCCTCTGACTGAGGACGAGATCGATACAACCATCATGGTCACTGTCGGGAAGCGTTTTCAAAAAGCCCAATAACCGTGTGTTACGTGGGGTCTTGTTCTTTGGTTCAAGACCTCACGTTCCCATCTGGAACCAAAGGGAAGGCTGCATAATATGTCCGAAGACACCGAACCAATGGAAGTGAATGACCAGCTCATTCTCATCTCTGGGATCTCTACTACAGGCAAGTCGGCCTCTTTGCGGAACATCCGTAATCAGGAACGCTGGCTTTATCTGAACTCTGAAGCTGGCAAACGGTTGCCCTTCAAGAATTCCTTCCTCACTCGTCGGATCGCTGATCCGTATGAGGTAGTCGAGTATTTCACTGAAGCAATCGCCAATCGTGAAATGCTGGATGGCATCATCATCGACTCGATCACGTTCTTGATGGACATGTTCGAGACGCAATATGTCATCAACTCAGCCAACACGATGGCTGGTTGGGGCCAGTATGCCCAGTTCTTCAAGGATCTGCTGCAACGTCTCGTTGTGCAGTTCGGGAAGCCTGTGATCATCATCGCTCACGTTAAAGATGATCTTGATGAAAAGGCTATGGAGATCAAGACGGCTGTGCCGATCAAAGGCTCCCTGAAGAACAATGGTGTGGAAGCCTACTTCTCCACCGTTGTCTCGACGAAGCGTGTCTCGCTCAAGGAACTGGAGCCGTACACTTCGGCCACTGGTTCCATGCTGAGCGTGAGCGAAGAGGAAATCGACCTCGGCTTCAAATACGTCTTTCAGACTCGTCTGACTGGCAAAACCACAGGAGAGCGTATCCGTTCCCCAATGGGGATGTTCACAAAGGGTCAGACCTTTATGGATAATGACGCTCAGATCCTGTTGGATCACCTCCATCAGTTTTATAGCTGATCCAGAAAAAGAGAAGGAATACACATGGGTTTGTTTGGAAATTTGACCGATGATGGTCTTGAGCAAAAGGAAGATCGCGTTGGCGGTGGCTCCTTTACGCTGGAAACCGACATCTATGAGCTGACGATCAAGCTGGCTTACGCTGGCAAGGCAGCTTCCGGTGCCCAGTCCGTGCAGTTCGTGTTCGAGGACACGGCTGGCAAGGAATATCGTGAAAACTTCTATGTCACCTCCGGCTCGGCCAAGGGTGGCAAGAACTATTACATGGTCAAGGACAAGGACGGTAAGGAGACCGGCAAGAAGAAGGCTTTGCCCGGCTTCGAGCATGTCAACGACATCTGTCTCGTCACCACCGACAAGCCGCTCTCGCAGCAGGACACCGAGGAAAAGACCGTCAAGGTCTATGACGCCGATGCCAAGCAGGAGCTGCCTAAGGCGGTTCAGGTACTCGTGAGTCTCTTGGGTCAGAAGGTCTATCTGGCCATTTACAAGCGCCTCGAAAACAAGTCGGCCAAGGACGGCAATGGCAACTATCAGGCCACTGCTGACACCCGTGATGTCAACACCGCCGAGAAGATCTTCCACTTCCCGTCGAAGATGACGGTCAAGGAAGCCACCGACGGTGCTGATGGCCCGGTCTTCTTCGATACGTGGCTCGAAGCCCACAAGGGCAAGACCCTCGACAAGCGTACCATCAAGGATGGTGAAGCTGGCCAGACCGGTCGTCCCGGTCGTCAGGCCGGTGCTCCTCCGATGTCGGGCGGTAACAGCTCGGCAGCTCCTGAACGCAAGAGCTTGTTCGGCAAGTAAGCCTTGTCCTCCAAGGTAACTTGGAGTAGGAAAGCCCCTCATTCTCTGAGTGAGGGGCTTCTCTGTGTGGACTATCGAACTTCCGACATTCATTGAGTATGGTGTCAAGAAACCCAAAAAGTTTCACATCAATCTCAACAATTATCGGAATGCTCCATTCCACTTGCTCAGCGACATGAAGGTTCGCTTCTCGGAACTCGTTGCCCACCGAGTTGCACACCTACCTCCAATGGAACAAATCCGCATTAGCTACTTCCTCATGACCGGTACAAAACGGACACCGGACGTGGCCAATGTCTGCTCCATTGTTGACAAATTCTTCTGTGATGTTCTCACAAAACAGGGGGTCATTCCCGACGATAACCCAACCCATCTTTCAATGGTGGCCTATGGTTTCGGGGGGTATGAAAAGGGCAACCCCAGAGTCGAAGCTATTATTGAGAAGCTTCGCTGAACCAAGGAAAGACGATCATGCAGATCATTCTCATGCAGTCGGAGATCGAAGAAGCTCTGACTGATTATGTGCTGAACAAAATCAGCATCAACGAAGACCAACAGATCTCCATTGATCTGTCGGCTGGCCGTGGCCCTGAAGGCTTCAAGGCAACCATCGACATCGTGACGGCTGAGCCGGAAGTGATCGAGACCATCAACAATGCTCTCGGCATTGCCGACAAGATCGCTGAAGCCAAGGGCGAAGCTGCTCCTACGCAACGCCGCACTCGTCGGACGGCTGCCCAGATCGCTGCTGACAATGCCGCCATCGAAGCTGACAAGGCTGCTGAAGCCGAAGCCGCTCGTTTGCTGGCTGCCGGTGAAGATGCTGGTGAGGGCGAGATCAATCAGGATCTCTCTTTGGATGCACAAGCTGCACCGATTACGGACGAACCCACGGCAGAGGCCTTGGCCGAAGATGTGGATCAATCCCAGCCTGCGGATGAAGCAGCTACCGGCGAGGAAGCTCCTGCTCCCCGCAAAAGCCTCTTTGGTGGCCTGACGCACCCCAAGGCTGACGCATAATGAGCATTCGCCTTCTGATGACAGCCTTGCTGTTATTGGGGGGCTGGTTGCTAATCTCAGCAGCCCTTCAGGCAGTAGCCCCTTATGCAGCAGCCGGTCTCGTGGTGCTGGTGGTAATCTGGTTTCTCTCCAAGGGCCAAGACCAACCACCGACATCATGAGTAAGGATCCCCCAGAATGTTTTTGCATTCTGGGGGATTTCATTTTATCAGAACAGCAGGTTTCCAAGAGGAAGCATTCCGGGTGCCCGGAACGCCATCCCAAATCCAGTGGACCAACCCAGTCGGCCATTGAAGAACTTGGACCACAGATTGTCCGTGATCGGCAGACCAGTGCCATGCACAGGTGTCGGCAACGAAGCAGCAATCAGTGAGTGAACAGGGTTATTTCGGATCATGCTGACAGCCACCTTGGCTGACCGGATCTTGAAATTGTAGAACCAAATCAGGCCCATCTTCTCAAGATATTCACGATCACGTCCAGCCAGTCGATCATAGTTGACATATTCCTCGGTGATCTGATGGATCGCCTCAGATTGGGTCATGCCCTTACGGCCAACCAGATCATCATACTGCACAGCCTTGGCCACGAAGTCACCGTATGCCACGCTCTTCTCAAGGGCACGATACAGAGGTGTGCTCTTTGCCAGAATGGCGTACCGTGCAGCGGTCTTGAGAGCAGCAGGCATACGATTGGCTGCCTGCTCGATATAGTCGCTCAGACGGCCTTCTGAGAGGGCGATGTCCTCACGGCTACCAGCATCCGAGATGGTGCTGAACTCGCCAGCCTCAATCAGAGGCCAGATGCTCAGACGCTTATGGCTATCACGGATCGACTGGATCTCTGCTTCCAGACGACGACGGCCCAGAATGTCATGGGTGGCATGAAGCTCAGCTTCGGCTTCGATTTCACGGAAACGTGATTTGTGCCATGCCTCAATCTCGATCACCTTTTTGGGCATAGCTTTCAAGATATGGACCAAGGGAACTCCACGCCCGATGAGCTGGAAGATGTTCGATGCAGCATTGGCCATTGGCACGATGATGCTCTTCACGACCAAGATCACTTTGACATCTTGGATCGTATTCGAGAACAACTTTTCGGCTGTCACAGCATAGCGATATGCCTTGGTTCCAAACATCTTCATGAGGATGTTTTTCACATGTTCTTGGACAGCAGGAGACCAACGAGAGTTGCCTGTGAACACATCACCAATGCTCGCATGGCGATAGCCAATGGCATCGTCGATCATGTCACGACGGACTTTGAAGCCGTCTGGGAAACGGGCGTCGATATAGGCAGCAGTCTCCTTGGAGAAGATCCGCATGGCGTCTTTGTGGATAGCATCACCATCGGTGCTCAGGTTCACGTATTCGCTCTGACGGCCCTTCCTGCTGTCACGATCCCACATATCCCGAAGGGCATCGACCAAGGCTTTGTTGATTTGGTTCGCGTTTGCTTCTTCGCTCTGACGACCCGAACGCACACCCATCATCTTGGACATATTGGTATCGCTGCCCAGACGATCACCAATGACATTTTGGTCCACGCTACGCTCATAGGCATAGAGCACACCCTTATCATTGAAGCGAGGGATCAACGGATTACGTTGCTCTGGAATGGTATTTTCAGAGATCTTCTTCACCAAAGCAGGATCGCTGATCACACCAGCCGTCAGAGCATTACTGTAACCCGAAGCACGATCCACACCAAAAGTGGTCTGCTGGATGTTCTGCATGATGCCTTGGGCAAAAGGTGCTTTGCCGGACATAGGCAGAAAATAGTAGGCACGGTTTTTGCCCGTTGGATCTTTGGAGGATCCAGCATAGTTTCCAAGCTTCTCGTAGCCCATATCCTTGAGGACTTCAGCCTCTTCATCATTGGCGATAATGAGACTGATGCCAGCCGAATTCAGGGCAGGCATGTGGCCTTTCCAGTGATTGAAACGAGCATTGCCAGTGGCCTTCTCTTTATCGAGGAGATCCTGCCCATGCAGATAATCCAGCATGAAGCTCATGCCTTTGGCTTCGCCCCGAACCAAGGAAGCCAGATCCGTCTTGGTGCTTTCAGGCAGGGCATCCACAGCATAGAGCGTCACAAGCTGATCGACAGCACTCACCATTTCAGGAGAGGTGTTATCGGCCAGCACACCTGTTCCAAGCAAATGCGTGATGGCTTCAGCATTGGCTAGTAGGCCCGGCACCACAGTTTTGTTGATCATGTAATTGGCCAATTCCTTGGCCTTTTGGTCGATCAACGAAGCATTCTTGGGAGACAGATCAGAGATCATCCCACGCAGACGATGGCTTTCAACGTCACGCAGATTGGTCTCACTCAGCATCTTCAGAGCGTGTTCAGTGTTGTTCTTTTCCAACAACGACGCAAGACCGGTTTGACCCAGACCTTGATGGAGTTGTGATTGCTGTTTGTCAGTGAGCTTACCCTCAAATTTTGAGTTGAGGATCGTTGGCAGATGCTCACGGAACTGCTGGCGAACACCATTCACCCAAGTCCGAGCTGTCTTGATCAGATCATAGACCTCACCATTCTCAGCCGTCCGGCCAACAAGATCCTTCAGGAGATTGTAGAACGGTTCATAGAGATTGGACGAATTGAGACGGCTCATCAGATTAGTGGCAGCCTGTTTGCCCTTAGCATCGTTGAGCAGATCCAAAGCAGTCTGAAGCGTCTTCGCCACTTCAATGGCGATCTTGGCATCAGGCTTTGCAGTCTCCAGCTTCTGAACACCCTCAGCAGCTTTATCACCGAGCCAAGTCACACCGTCCACAATCACTTGGTTCAAACGATCAATACCATTGCCAACAGGATTGGTGAATTTCTCAATGAACATCTGGCCATCTTCCGAGGTCTCCATCATCTGATCCATCAGATTATCGAGAGCCTCTTGGGTGTCCTTGGTTCGAATGCCTTCACCGGCCACAAATCGTGACACGGTGTCCACAGCATCTGTGCCCAAGTTATCCAAGATATTATCCACAGAGTTGTTCTTCAGCTTCTCAGTCTTGGGGAGCGAAAGCTTCTGAAGGATCTGACGGAACTCTTGGTTCGTGGCAGCCAGTGCCATAAACGACGGCAACAATGCCGAGCGTCCTTGAGCATCGACGAGGTTCTTGAACTTGCCCTCAAGAGCATGAAGCTTTTCCGAGGCTTGCTCGATGTCGTTGGGGTCGTTCTCTTCAGGCGTCCGCATAAAGTCTTCGACCGACAGGCTCTGGAGCACATGGCTGTAAAGCTGGTGAGCACGTTCGGTGGCATTGGCATCCAACTTGGTGCTCAGGCTCATCACAGCAACCATCTGCATGAATGCCCCACGCTCTTGCATGGTCATTTTGTAACCCGCTTTCACAAAGGCGTTAGCCAAAGTGGCAGCACGGATCTTGGCCGTATTCAAACGAGCCTTCTGGACACCCTTGTTGATGTCCTCTTCTGAGAATTGATCCGTGATCTTGCGGGTGATGTTCTCCCCCAAGGCAGTCAGACGCTCATCGTTACCAAAGTCGGCATCGTGATAAAGCAAACCCTCACGAGCAGCATCAGCTACCGTGGGATCAGCTCGCATCACGATATTGGTGTTGAAACGCAGATTGCTGAAGAAGTCATCCTTCACAGCAGCCGAACGCTTACCACCCCACAGGAGACGCTTCAGGCCTTGCACAACGCTTCGAGCCATCTTGAGAGCAGGATTTACCTTGGTCTCTTTGAGCTGGCTCTGGAGGTCTGCATTGGCCAAAGCCCATGCCATAAACTCATTCAGTTCGCCTACTTGGTTCCCAGCGACAGCTTGACGTTCCATTTCATCAAGTGTGTTCTGGTAAGCCTCACCTTCAAGGTTCAGCTCTTTGAATTGCTCCATCAAACCTTGAAGCTTCGAAACAGCCTCCTTGGTTTCAGGGGACAAATCGGCACCAGAGAAAAACGCCTGAAGCTTGCCGTATGTGGCTGCGTGGATCAGTTCATGCAGCATGGTCTCAGGAGCACCATCCACAACGAAGACGCTCTTGGTCTGGGGATCCATGAAGCCCTTGAAACCAGCACGCTCAGAGGGCACCACAATGCCCATCTCAGCAGCTTTGGCGATCAGAGCCTCACGACTTCCCACATGCACCATGAAGTCGCTGGCAGCCCCTGAGCGAAGCACATCACGGATCAACGCACGAGTGAGTGGATCTGGGGTGATCTTGGCCACAGCCCGGTCAAGCATATTCCCAAAAAGCTGTGACGACGCAGCCGTAAAGGAGAACTTGGGTGCCTCTTTTACAGCTTCTTTTGGTGCCTCGGGACTCGCAACTGCCTGCTCCTTCGGAGCTGGCAGTTCCTCGGCTTGGTTGGTGGTGGTGGTGTTTGTTTTTGCAACCCTGAGAGCTTCGAGCTGGGCAGCCTTCTGCTCAAGGGAACCAGTCAGAATAGTGCCCTCATTCACATGTGGTGATCCTGCACCAGCCATTTGATCGGTGCTGGATTGGACCTGAGCCAAGACAGCCTGACGCTCTGAGATGGCATCAGACATCGCTTCGCTCTTGGAACCGAGGGCAACCATAGCAGCTTGGATAGCCTCAGCCGGACGAACAGGATCACGATACCAATCGCGGAAAAGGCTCTTCGTCAGAAGGGCTTTGTCCTCATTAGTCAGATCCAGTTTATTCAGATCAAGCTTCGTCAGGAAATTAGCATAGGCTTTGTTCAAGTGCTTCAGCGGATTACGCTTCCACGAGTTGAACACGGCACGATTTGCCAATGCACCCATCTGGTCCATGTCCTCGGTAGAGGAATGGATACCATCGAAAATCTGTAGGAAATGTTTGATAAGTTCTGGATTATTGAGAAATTCCGGGTCATTTAGCAAATTCAGGATCGCTTGCC